GACAAAAAATACGGCAAGAAAAGCGTAGATGAGTTAGCAGACATTAAAGAGACTATCAAAGAACGTGAACAGAAGGGTAAAACTTCTACAGAGATCTCCCGAAAGAGTATGAACTTTGTGCAAGCTATGCTTGCTGGTGACAAACAGAAACTTCAAATTTTAGTTGAAGGTACTGGCTCACGCGGTGGATTTCTTGTTCCAGATGATTATGCCGATATGATTATCGAAGACATTAGGGATGCTTCAACTATGCGTGGAATCGCAGATGTTATGACTACAAGTAGTGATACACTGCATCTACCTAACCTAGCAGCTCGACCTCAAGCAAGCTTCCGTGCTGAAGCTGCAACCAAACAAACCACTACGGTTGACTTTGGTGAGAATGTTTTCACTCCTTACAGTATTGCCTCAATAGTTGGCCTTTCTAACGAATTAGTAGCTGATGCCCAATTGGGTGTTGGTAGCTCAATCGTTAACAAAGTAGCCGAATATATGGGTACTGCAATAGCTGAAAGAGAAGATCGAGCATTTTGGACTGGTTCAGGTACTAACGAACCAACAGGTGTAGATCAGTATACAATTGGTACAATTGCTTCAGGAGTAACTGATAGCAACCGTGCTGATACATTGATCCAAACCTACTGGAGACTTCCACAAGGTTACCGAAATCGCGCTGTCTGGGTTGCTAATGCAGTAACTCTAGAAAGATTGCGAGCATTGAAAGACAGTCAAAACAACTACCTAATGGGTGCTATAACTGGTACAGCTCAACCTACAATTCTAGGTCGACCTGTAGTAGAAGCTAACTGGGTAGCTGGTGGCACTGTTTACTTCGGTGACTTCAGTTACTATGTCATTGTTGACCGAGCAGGCTTAGAAGTCGCAGTTTCTGACGAAGCTGTTGTTGCTTCAACATCTGCCTTCGAATCTAACTTGACATATGTCAGAGTCGAAAAACGTGTTGATGGTGAGCTAACGCTAACCAATCCACTACGATCTGCTACAAATATGGGTACTCCGTAAGGATATCTAGTAGTATGACCTTTGCCTTCTTCGGAAGGCTTAGGTGGTACTATTAAGTGCCAGAAAGGAGAATAATGAGTCAAAGAGTACGAATTATTCAAGACTACGATATGTATCGGGAGGGTGATACCGTAGAAGTCACTAATAATATTGCTCACGGCCTCATAGACCGTGGTATAGCGATGATTAGTAAAGATGTCACAAAACAGGACGTCAAGAAGAAAAAAGCTGTTAAAAAGGCTGTCAGTAAGCCTAAGCGTAGATACTTCAGAAGGAAAAAATAGATGGCTACAATTTACACCTATGCCTTAACTACAGTCGCTGATGTTAAGGAGACCTTAGGCATAGATGCTGGAGATACCAGCAAAGACAATTTAATAGTAAGAAAGATTAACCAAGCCACGGATATGATTGAGGCTTATTGTGGTTTAGGCAATGCGGCTACTAATGTCCATCACTTTGCATCAACAACCTATACTAATGAAGAATACAATGGCACCGGGACTAAGCAGTTAATATTGAAAAGCCGACCTATAACAACCTTTACCCAGTTACAACAAAGAGATACTAGAGAAAATGATGATAGCTGGGAAACAGTAGATACTGAACTGTATTTCATAGATAACGCCTCAGGGACTCTAGAAACTTTATTCATACTTCAGGGTTATTGGAAATTATATAGAGCCACCTATACGGCTGGTTATACAACAATTCCTGCTGATCTAGGAGAAGCTGCAGCTACTCTAGCCGCCTTCTTGGTAGATAATGCAGCAACAGGTACGGGAGTTAAAAGAAAAGAACAAGGCCCTAAAGAGATAGAGTATTTCCCTTCTAATCAATCAGGGAGTATTATCGAGAATCTAGGCATAGATAATATGCTAGCTAGGTATGCAGATATAGCTGTTCTTGAGGATATGTAATGGCAGCGTTGTTTTTTAACAACTTCGAAATATCGATTTATCGGAATCGCCAAATCGGTAGTAATAATCGTTTCACTATGAGTGCTACCGGTACAGTGCATCCAATAGATATAACGCCTGCCAGCTTAGAACGAACTGAATTTGAAAATACGGCGATTGGTAAGACATATATTGCTTATGTAGATGAATCAGTAGATATTAAAGAAGGGGATGAGGTTGTTACTCTGTCTAATAGCAAACGATATTCAGTTAAGAGCGTTAGCTTATGGACTGGTTTTGGGATAGTCGATACCAAAGAATTAACTATAGTGAGCCAAGATTAATGGCAGTACAACACCTCAGGATTAAGAATGCTGCTGAACTAAGAGCTGCCTTTGGGGCTGCCCCAGGCTTAATGAGTAGGAAAATGCGTATAGCTTTGTATAAAGCAGGTCTAGTAGTGATGAGAGAATCAATGTCGCGTACTCCTGTTAGAACGGGCAGATTGAAAACTTCACATTTTTTAACTGGGTCTGGTGGTGTTAAAGTAAGTGGTATGGGTAAGAAGATGCAAGCTGAGGTTGGCCCTAACACAGACTATGCAGGATTTGTGCATAATGGGACTCGTTTCCAAAGAGCGCAACCATTCTTAAAAAAAGGTGCAGATGCTGCTGAGAATAAGGTGAATAGGATTATTAAAGACGATTTACAAGATGTCTTAAATAATATAGCTAGGAGAACATAATGAGTATTACAACGGAACTAAGAAAACAATTAATCAATAGGATAAATGCCTTAAGTAGTGTTCAGTCGGTCTATGGCTACGAGGAGTTGAATCCATCAGGTTGGCCTGCAGTTTGGGTAGTTCCTTCTGACATCGATGGGATATTCGCAACCACAGCAGAGAATCAAAGAACCTTCAGTTATAGTGTAAGCTGTTTATTCCCAATAGGGGAGGACTTTATTAAAGACAATTCTATTCAACGGGTAGAATATGCCGATGATACTCTAGCTACTGTAGTCGATCAGATAATAGATGACCTAGACGATAATTTCTTGCAACAGATTAATGAATGGAGCGATGGTGATACCCAGGGTATTTACGTTGAAGCAGCCGATGTAGGCTGGGGTGAGATAGACTTTCAGAAGGGGAAAGCTCGAGCTGTTCAGCTAACGATTAACATTATTACTTACTATAATGTGAAGACTTAGTTATTGACAGTATCTTAAGTAATGTTTAATAGTAAGGTTATAGGAGAAAATTATGAGTAAATTTGTAGGACGAAGAGGAGAAGTAGGAATCGCAGTCGAAGCAACGGCGGGAACAATCGTAACGCCGACTTTCTGGATACCTGTTAATTCGATATCGTTCGATGATAAAACAACTACCGCAAGAGAAGAAGAAGGCTTAGGAAGAATTGAAGATAGCGATTCAAACCACGTAACAAATAAGCACGGTGAAGGAGAGATTGAGTTTGATCTAAATGATAGAGATCAGGCATTGTTCTTTAACTCGCTATTTGGTGCATCTCCAATAACTGCCGGTGGCCCAACCTATACCCACACCTATACACTACAGAATACTAATACCCATCAATCAATTAGCATCGCCTATCAAGATCCTGATACCACAAAGATATTCCCATATGCTGTGATTAATGAGCTAACTATTGCTGTAGAGCCAGATGGAATAGTTAAAGGTACCGCTAGCTTTATGAGCCGTGTCGCAAGAGACTGGACAACCTTGAGTTCTGATTACACCAGCCTGGGCAATAAGTTCTTACACCAACATACTGTATTCAAATTAGCTGCTAACACAGGTGCATTGGCTGCAGCAAGTAACATTAGCCTTAAGGGACTTGAACTTACGATTTCTGCAAACACTGAACTAGATAATGTAACAGGTACAGTAGAGCCAGAAGCAGTGCTTAATCACCAGTTCTCAGTGGAAGGTAACATCACGCTTAACAAAGAAGACGAAACCTACAGAAACTATATGTTAGATGGCACATACCGAGCAATGGAAGTAACTTTCAACCGAGCGACCAACTCGATCTTGCAACTACAGTTCCCGCGTGTTGACTTTACTGAATGGGAGCAGGACAGATCATTGAATGATATTGTATCTCAAACTATAAACTTCAAAGGTAACTACGACGCCGCTAACGCAGTAGCATCTATCTCAACTGCAATCCTAACCAACACCTACGACGGTACTGACTACTAATCTGCTATAATAGGGTTATAATAATAAAAGGAGGTATTGCCCTATGGGTAAAATAGAGATTAAAAAGAAAATCCAATTAGATTTCTTAGGTGAAGATTACAAGGAAGCCTATCTGGAATTTAGAGCTATTCCACTAAAGGAATATGAGGTTTATACCAAACAGTTGCAAAACGAGAAAGATGACTCTGTAGCTGGTTTAATGGTTATAGACATTCTAGATAAACAGTTTATGGGCGGCGAGTTCCCTGACGAAAAAGGGGAGATGTTTAAGGTAGAGAAGGATCAGCTAAAAGACTTTGACATTGAAACTGCCATTAAAGTATTTCAAGCCTTAACGGGACAGATTCAAGACCCAAAATAAGAGAGCGTTTAGAGAACGCAATCTTTCTAAACGCCAAACCTCCATTGGAGTTATTGAAGTATCAATATAGGAAAATGTTTAATTTAGATGCTCAACAAATGGCCGATGAACCGGTTGATGACTTCTTTACTAATCTATTGATTTATGGGTATATTCAAGAGAGGAAGGAACTCGATATGAAAAAAGCAGAATCCAAATCGAAAAGTAAACGATAATGGCTTTGGGTAGTTTTGGTAATGCTGCAAATATAAGGGCGGTATTAACATTAGAAGATAAAGCTTCAGCTGGGCTGGCTGGGTTTGGAAGGAATCTTGGCGGTCTCAAAGGAGCAGCCCTAGGAGCTGCTAAATCTATTGCTGCCATTGGAATCGCTGCTGGTGCCGCCGCTGCTGGGGGTATGGCATTAGCTGCTAAAGCAGCCTTCGATCAAGTTCGTGCTGTACAAAATGCTTCATTTGCCTTGAAAGCATACGAAAAAGATGCTGGTAAGGTTAATGCGGTATTATCTGAATTGGTGGCATTTGCCCGTTCCGATATGGGTGTTCTTTTCCAAAGAGAAGATCTATTTAAGGCTGCCAGTGCATTGAAAGTTGTAGGAGTAGCCACAACAGATCTAACCAGACACGTCAAGACTATGGCTAAAATATCGGCCGTTGGTATTCAGACCTGGGATGAATTTACTCCTGTGATCCAAAGAGTAATATCGACTGGTAAGCTGGGACGCGTAGAATTTGAGCAGCTCCAGAAGGCTGGTATCCGATTAGATGAAAGTATGGCCAATGCTTCAATCACGGCTGATGAATTATTTGCTGCCATTGATAGTGCTATACCTGCCGACATATTGAAGGGTCGAGCTAATACCATTGACGGTGCCTTCATCCAATTACAATCTTCTTTTAGGGATCTTGGTAGTGCAATATTAGGTGTGGACGCCCAAACCAGTGAATTTATAGAGGGCGGCTTAGGCGATACCTTTATGCAAATTATTCGAGATCTAAGAGATGCCTTAAAAGACCCAGCTATTAAAGAAGGACTAGCTGCCATTGGTCAAGGTATAGTAACGATTATTAACTTCATAAGGGAGAATGGCCCTATAGTAATAGATGCTTTTAGAAGAGCCTGGGAATTCCTACAGCCATTATGGGAGCGACTAACTAAGGTTATAATGGAAGAGCTATGGCCTTCCCTAAAAATTTTATGGGAACAATTAAGGCCTTATGCTCCTTTACTAGGTGCTATATTGGTTGGTGCTATAGCTGCGTTGATCTTCGGGCTTCTAGCACTTGCTAAGATACTAACTCTAGTGATCAACACTATTAGCTGGTTAATTACCCAAACTCAAAATATGAACAATGCCTTTATGGTAGCTGTGGGGATAGCGGGTAGAGTGTTTGGGGCTATCGGTACCTTTGCAATTAATCTGCAGAATCAGATCAACAATTATCTTAAGATGCTGGAAAAGTCGGAGTTTGAAAGCAGCAGGTTAGATGAGATCAAGGATTTTGCAGAAAAGGAATTATATATTGGATTCTGTGATGATTACAGCGAATTAAATACAAATGAAAAAGCCGATTTTCTCTTCACAAAACTAAACCGTCCTATGCGTGTTTGTGGTATGGTAAAGAACGAGGGAGAAC